ATGGCGCAATCACAAGCCGGATTCGGAATGGCTGCATTCTGTGGTAAGCACGAACTCAGCCAGAACGACAAACAAAAGGCTATCAACTATCTGATGCAATTTGCACACAAGGTATCGGGGAAATACCGTGGTGTGGCAAAGCTCGAAGGAAATACTAAGGCAAAGGTACTGCAAGTGCTCGCAACATTCGCTTATGCGGATTATTGCCGTAGTGCCGCGACACCGGGCGCAAGATGCAGAGATTGCCACGGTACTGGCCGGGCCGTTGATATTGCCAAAACAGAACGGTGGGGGAGAGTTGTCGAGAAAGAGTGCGGAAGATGCAAAGGCGTCGGCTATTCAAGGATGCCAGCAAGCGCAGCATATCGCGCTGTGACGATGCTAATCCCAAACCTTACCCAACCCACCTGGTCACGCACTGTTAAGCCGCTGTATGACGCTCTGGTGGTTCAATGCCACAAGGAAGAGTCAATCGCAGACAACATTTTGAATGCAGTCACACGTTAGCAGCATGATTGCCACGGATGGCAACATATTAACGGCATGATATTGACTTTTTGAATAAAGTTGGGTAAATTTGACTCTAACGATGGGTTGCTGCCTTCGTTCAAGCCCTGATATTAACGTCTCGGGGCTTTTTGCGTTTTAAGCACAACGGAAAGCCTTCTTTCATGCCCTGCTTAGGCTCGACACTAAGTATTTGGGAGAGTTGGCTTCCCCATGTGGTTAAAACATGGTTTGTAATGGGTACTCAGCCAAAGAACCTTCCTGTAGGGCGCTGAGCTAAGTCTCACGTAGTAGCCACCACATCCTAACCTGCTACCTCAGGAAATCGGTCGAAAGACGCCTGATAAACGTAACTGGTCCCCTTCAGCTATGGCTAGACCGGCCAGTCGAAAAGCAGTATCGTCACTGCCTGCCATAGCGAACATAGACGAGCAACTAGACGAGGTTGTTATGGAAAAAATCTCTGGAAGAGAACTGCATTTTCTCAATCGAATTCTTCAATTTAAGCAGGAGAGAATTGCTGATTCTGACGTACAGGATGATGAGATTCTCATGGTTGACTCATTGGTCCGTCATGGATATCTTGCTGTTGGCTTTTTCGACCGTGATAATAACGGCGGATATCATAGCTTAATGCAATACTACTCTCTTACCGAACTTGGCGTTGCAGCTCATAAAGATGAATGGAAATGGAGAGGGAATCCAAATTCAAATAAAGGTCGCTAAGGCGGCCTTTTTATTGCACGACATTTCTGAAAGCGCATTCCACCAAAAACCAGACAGACAAAACCCTCACCTTATCCGCTGTGGCTACGGTGCGGTGTGCTTTGCATAAAAGAAAACCAGCTCAATGGCTGGCTTCGTGAAAGCGGGTGGCAAGAGGTTGCGCTAACAACCTGATGCCGTTTTGCCCGTGCATATCGGTCACGAACAAATCTGATTACTAAACACAGTAGCCTGGATTTGTTCTATCAGTAATCGACCTTATTCCTAATTAAATAGAGCAAATCCCCTTATTGGGGGTAAGACATGAAGATGCCAGAAAAACATGACCTGTTAGCCGCCATTCTCGCGGCAAAGGAACAAGGCATCGGGGCAATCCTTGCGTTTGCAATGGCGTACCTTCGCGGCAGATATAATGGCGGTGCGTTTACAAAAACAGTAATCGACGCAACGATGTGCGCCATTATCGCCTGGTTCATTCGTGACCTTCTCGACTTCGCCGGACTAAGTAGCAATCTCGCTTATATAACGAGCGTGTTCATCGGCTACATCGGTACTGACTCGATTGGTTCGCTTATCAAACGCTTCGCTGCTAAAAAAGCCGGAGTAGAAGATGGTGGAAATCAATAATCAACGTAAGGCGTTCCTCGATATGCTGGCGTGGTCAGAGGGAACTGATAACGGACGGCAGAAAACCAGAAATCATGGTTATGACGTCATTGTTGGCGGAGAGCTATTCACTGATTACTCCGATCACCCTCGCAAACTTGTCACGCTAAACCCCAAACTCAAATCAACAGCAGCCGGACGTTACCAGCTTCTTTCCCGTTGGTGGGATGCCTATCGTAAGCAGCTTGGCCTGAAAGACTTCTCTCCGAAAAGCCAGGACGCTGTGGCACTGCAACAGATTAAAGAGCGTGGCGCTTTACCGATGATTGATCGCGGTGATATCCGTCAGGCTATCGACCGTTGCAGCAATATCTGGGCTTCACTGCCGGGCGCTGGTTATGGTCAGTTCGAGCATAAGGCTGACAACCTGATTGCAAAATTCAAAGAAGCAGGCGGAACGGTCAGAGAGATTGAGGTATGAGCAGAGTAACCGCGATTATCTCCGCTCTGGTTATCTGCATCATCGTCTGCCTGTCATGGGCTGTTAATCATTACCGTGATAACGCCATGACCTACAAAGAGCAGCGCGATAAAGCCACATCCACAATCGCTGACATGCAGAAGCGTCAACGTGATGTAGCTGAACTCGATGCCAGATACACAAAGGAGCTTGCTGATGCTAACGCGACTATCGAAAGTCTCCGTGCTGATGTTTCTGCTGGGCGTAAGCGCCTGCAGGTCGCCGCCACCTGTGCAAAGTCAACGACCGGAGCCAGCGGCATGGGCGATGGAGAAAGCCCAAGACTTACAGCAGATGCTGAACTCAATTATTACCGTCTCCGAAGTGGAATCGACAGGATAACCGCGCAGGTTAACTACCTGCAGGAATACATCAGGACGCAATGCCTTCGATGATAGCGATAATTTTACTCATCATCCTTCACATCTGGCTCTGTAGACAGGGTGGTGATCACTTCTGGAGTGAATCCAGATTAAACATCTCATTGCTGATGCTTGATATTGAGCATCTGGCGCGCGGTAAGGGGCTGCGTTGAGATAAGAGCCAGTTCATTACAAAGCCTATCTACTGGTGGGCTTGATAATGAAACCGGAATTTATTCTGGGTAACCAGTTACGGCAGTACAGCGAAACAACCCAAGCCAGTAAGTGGGGAAATAACACTGGCAGCCACTGAAAGATGAACCTCCTGCCTTATGGCAAAAAAAGATTCTTTGTGGTGGCGGACTGATGGAAAGACATCCTAATCAAGCAACCACTCCACAGGGTCATAATTATGAACGACCAGCAAATCGAAAAAGAAATCGTTGAGAAAGGCAAAACCGCTCCGAGAATCACTCCGCAGCACATCGAAGACGTGATTAAAAGCGAGCATTACTTTACTGCTTATGATGGACGTAATGGTGCCATTTCCAGCAACGAATATTGTGGCAGGGAAAAACCAGAAGAAGGCGATCGTGATTTATCACCATTGAAGTTGCTCACTTTCTGCGTACTGGTGCTGAAGAATGGCTTCACCGTCACCGGAGAGAGTGCCTGTGCAAGCCCGGAAAACTTTGATGCAGAAATTGGTCGGAAGATTGCCCGGCAAAATGCTGTAAACAAAATCTGGATGCTCGAAGGTTACTTGCTGAAGCAGAAGCTAAGCGAACAGTAGTTATTACAAAAGCCATTCCCTACAGAGTGGCTTTGATAATGGCTTATACCCTACACGGGATAACTTAACTGATATCCCTTTTAACGGATAAACGGAGCCAACAATGGCAGAGATTATTCCCATGACTGAAGAACAGAAATTCAAGTTAGAAATTTACCGACTGCTATCTAAGAACAATTCAGCGGCAGAGGAAGCGTTTGCATTCATTGGGGCTGACCAGCTGAAACTGGAATTGTTCAAGTTGCACTACAACGATGGCGGTGCAAATCCAGACTTCACATCTCGCACTATCGAAGCGGTGCGTAAATCGAAGGAAGCGTTAGACCTGTTCACTACCGGAGCATGATGCTCAGCCTGAAATGACAACTAAGTGAGATGAATATGGCAGCACCAAAGGGCAACCGATTTTGGGAGGCCCGCAGTAGTCATGGGCGAAATCCTAAATTCGAATCGCCTGAGGCGCTGTGGGCAGCTTGTTGTGAATACTTCGAGTGGGCTGATGATAACCCGCTATGGGAGGGAAAGGTATTTTCATATCAGGGAGAAATAATTAAGGCTAATGTCCCTAAGATGCGAGCCATGACTATTTCAGGATTGTGTACCTTCCTTGATATCACCAGGCAAACATGGGGAACCTTCCGGTCAATGGAAGGTTTTTCTGACGTCACATCACGAGCGGAAGACATCATCTACGACCAGAAATTCTCTGGCGCAGCCGCTGACCTTCTCAACGCTAACATCATCGCCCGTGATTTGGGCCTCAAAGAGCAGTCGCAAGTTGAAGACGTGACACCTGATAAGGGAGATCGCGATAAGCGACGCTCTCGTATCAAGGAGCTATTCAACCGTGGAACTGGACGCGATTCTTGATAACCTGAGCGACGAAGAGCAAATCGAATTGCTCGAGCTACTCGAAGAAGAAGAGAACTACCGGAACACACACCTGCTATATGAATTTACGCCATACAGCAAACAGCGTGAGTTCATCGACGCCGGGCATGACTATCCAGAGCGATGTTTTATGGCTGGTAACCAGCTTGGTAAGTCATTTACTGGTGCTGCTGAAGTCGCGTTTCACCTTACAGGGCGTTATCCGGGAACAAAAGGCTATCCGGATGATGGTAAATATGGCGGGGAGTGGAAAGGTAAGCGTTTCTATGAGCCTGTTGTCTTCTGGATTGGCGGCGAGACAAACGAGACGGTAACCAAAACGACTCAACGCATCCTGTGCGGTCGTATCGAAGAGAATGACGAGCCAGGCTACGGTTCCATACCGAAAGAAGACATCATTAGCTGGAAGAAGTCTCCTTTCTTTCCGAACCTTGTTGATCACCTTCTGGTTAAGCATCACACGGCTGATGGCGTTGAAGATGGCATTTCAATCTGCTACTTCAAACCATACTCGCAAGGCCGTGCTCGCTGGCAGGGTGACACAATCCACGGCGTGTGGTTTGACGAAGAGCCACCATACAGCATTTATGGCGAAGGTCTTACCCGTACCAACAAATACGGGCAATTCTCAATCCTGACGTTTACCCCGCTGATGGGGATGTCTGACGTTGTTACCAAGTTCCTGAAGAATCCCAGCAAGTCGCAGAAAGTGGTCAACATGACCATCTATGACGCTGAGCACTACACCGACGAGCAGAAAGAGCAAATCATCGCATCCTATCCTGAGCATGAGAGAGAGGCGCGTGCTCGCGGTATTCCTACGATGGGTAGCGGACGAATCTTCCAGATACCGGAAGAGACGATTAAGTGTCAGCCGTTCGAGTGTCCTGATCACTTCTACGTAATTGGCGGGATGGATTTCGGATGGGATCACCCACAGGCGCAGGTTCAGCTTTGGTGGGATAAGGACGCAGACACAATCTACGTTTCACGCGTGTGGAAGGCGAAAGAAAAAACAGCCGTTCAGGCATGGGGAGCCGTTAAATCATGGGCGCATAAAGTGCCAACAGCATGGCCTCATGACGGAAACCAGCATGAGAAGGGCGGTGGTGAGCAGCTCAAAGGGCAGTATGCAGACGCTGGATTTATGATGTTGCAGGAGCATGCGACATGGCCTGATGGCGGTAATGCTGTTGAGCCTGGCATCACTGAATTGCGAGACATGATGCTCGATGGCCGCTTCAAAGTATTCAACACCTGTGAGCCATTCTTTGAGGAGTTCCGCCTCTATCACCGTGATGAAAACGGGAAGATCGTCAAGCTTAACGACGACGTTCTCTCAGCCGTTCGCTATGCATACATGATGCGCCGCTTCGCCAAAATGATGCGCGACATCAAAAAACCAAAAGAGAAAAAGATACCAGCCCCAATCAGGCCCATCGCACGGAGAACTTAAATGGCCGACGAAAACAGACTCAATTCCATTCTGTGTAAGTTTGACGCGGACTGGATGGCGAGCGATGAAGCCAGAACCGAGGCGACAAATGACCTGTATTTTAGCCGAGTGTCGCAATGGGATGACTGGCTATCAAACTACACTACCCTGCAATATCGGGGACAATTCGATGTTGTTCGCCCGGTGGTCAGGAAACTGGTCGCAGAGATGCGCCGGAACCCTATCGACGTTCTCTTCCGACCCAAAGACGGCGCTAATCCTGATGCTGCCGATGTGTTGATGGGAATGTATCGTACTGATATGCGCCATAACACGGCAAAGATTGCCGTTAACGTTGGCGTTCGTGAGCAGATAGAGTCCGGCGTTGGTGCATGGCGTCTGGTCACCCAGTACGAAGACAACGACCCAACAAGCAACAATCAGGTAATCCGACGCCTGCCAATCCATGAAGCCTGCTCACACGTCATATGGGACGCCAACAGCAAGCAGATGGATAAGAGCGACGCTAAGCACTGCACGGTGATTAACGCTTTGTCACGCAATGGCTGGAAAGAGTTCGCAGAGGATTACGGTATTGATCCTGACACCTTGCCATCTTTCCAGAATCCGAACGATACATGGCTGTTTCCGTGGGTATCGAATGATGTCGTCTACGTCGCTGAGTATTACGAGGTCGAAGAGAAGAAAGAGAAAGTCTTCATCTACCGCGACCCGCTGACAGGTGAGCCGGTAAGCTATTACCAGCAGGATATCAAAGACGTCATCGACGACCTGGCTAATCGTGGATTCATTAAGGTAGCAGAGCGCAAGGTGAAGCGTCGGCGTGTGTATAAGTCGATCATCACCTGTACGCAGATACTGAAAGACCGCGAGAAGATAGCCGGAGAGCATATTCCAATCGTTCCAGTGTATGGTGAATGGTCATTCGCTGGTGACAAGGAGTGCTACGAAGGAGTGGTAAGGCTGACGAAAGACGGTCAACGCCTTCGTAACATGATCATGTCGTTCAACGCCGATATTGTTGCTCGTTCACCGAAGAAGAAACCGACCTTCTTCCCTGAGCAAATCGAAGGCTACGAATACATGTACGGTGGAAATGATGACTATCCGTACTATCTGCAGAACAGGACCGATGAAAACGGTAACGACCTGCCGATTGGTCCAATCTCCTACATGGAAAACCCTGAAGTGCCGCAAGCCAACGCTTACATGCTTGAGGCAGCCACCAACGCAGTGAAAGAGGTGGCTAGTCTTGGCGTGGATGCGCAGGCGGCAAATGGTCAGGTCGCTTTCGATACCGTCAATCAACTGAACATGCGGGCAGACCTTGAGACATACGTGTTTCAGGATAACCTGGCTACCGCAATGCGACGTGATGGCGAGATTTATGCCTCAATGGTCAACGATATTTATGACGTTCCTCGCCATGTAACGCTGACTCTTGAAGACGGAAGCGAGAAAGACGTTCAACTCTACGCGCAAGTTGTAGATTACCAGTCCGGCAATGTGGTCACACTCAACGACATTCGCGGTCGCTATGAGTGCTATACAGACGTTGGACCATCCTTCCAGAGTATGAAGGAACAGAACCGCGCAGAGATTCAGGAGTTACTCACCAAGGTTCCACAAGGTACTCCAGAGTTCCAGATGCTGATGCTGCAATACTTCACGCTGCTTGATGGTAAAGGCGTCGAGATGATGCGAGAGTACGCGAACAAGCAACTGGTGATGATGGGGCTGAAGAAACCAGAAACACCTGAAGAGATGGAGATGGTACAGCAGGCTCAACAGCAGCCGCAGCAGCCATCAGCAGAGCAAATTCAGGCGCAGGGTATCCTTCTGCAAGGTCAGGCTGAATTGCTCAAGGCAGAGAACCAACAGGCGCAGATTCAGGTTGAAGCCGCCAAGGTTGAAGCCCAAAACCAACTCAACGCCGCGAAGATTGCGGAAATCTTCAACAATATGGACCTAGACAAGCAGGCAGAACTGCGTGAGTACCTCAAGCTCGTAGGTCAATTCCAGCAACAGCGCAGCAAAGATGCTCGTGCTAACGCTGAGCTGCTTCTTAAAGATGCAGACCAGACTCATTCACAACGCATGGATTTCGCGAATCTTATGCGTCAAGTTCAAATCCCCTCCGGCGGAGTAGCCGAGACACCTCAATAAGAGAGAGTTAACCATGGACCAAACCACCGACATTCAGGCTTCTGAAGAATTAACCCTGCCCGGCAATCATGCAGCGGCATCTGCTGATGGCTTAGTTGTCGATAATGCCAACGACAACGCAGGTCAGGAAGAAGGCTTCGAGATTGTCCTGAAAGACGATGAGAAACCAAAACAAGACCCGGCAACTAATGCTGAATTTGCCCGTCGCCGCATTGAACGCAAACGCCAGCGTGAGCTTGAGCAGCAGATGGAAGCGGTTAAGCGTGGAGAGTTGCCGGAGCACCTGCGGGTGAACCCTGAGTTACCAAAACAACCAGACCCTAACGATTATCTTTCCGAAGATGCACTGGCTAAGTACGACTATGACCAGAGCCGCGCACTGGCTGCCTTCCAGCAGGCAAACAGTGAATGGCAGATCAAGGCTATGGACGCACGAAGCCAGGCTGTCGCCGAGCAGGGTCGCAAAACTCAGGAGTTCACCCAGCAATCAGCGCAATACGTCGAGGCAGCCCGTAAGCACTACGACGCAGCGGAAAAGCTCAATATCCCTGACTATCAGGAGAAAGAGGATGCATTCATGCAACTGGTGCCGCCAGCAGTCGGTGCCGACATCATGCGCCTCTTCCCGGAGAAATCCGCCGCTCTCATGTATCACCTTGGTGCTAATCCTGAGAAAACACGCCAGTTGCTGGCGATGGACGGGCAATCCGCGCTGATTGAACTCACTCGACTGTCAGAACGTTTAACTCTCAAGCCTCGAGCCAAGCCAGTTTCAGAAGCCCCGTTACCTGATGAACCCATTCAGGGACACGCTGTTGCTGCAAATATTTCTGCGATTGAAAAGCAGATGGAAGCGGCAGCAAACAAAGGGGATGTAGAGACATACCGCAAGCTCAAGGCGCAACTGAATAAAGGAATTCGATAATGGCATTAAATGAAGGTCAACTGGTCACGTATGCTCTGGATGAAATCATCGAAACCATCCAGAACCTGACGCCAATGGCGTCTAAAGTGACAAAATACACCCCTCCGGCAGAATCCATGCAACGTTCAAGCAACACCGTGTGGATGCCTGTTGAGCAGGAAGCGCCAACTCAGACTGGCTGGGATTTAACTGGCAACGCTACCGGTATTCTGGAACTGTCCGTGAAATGCAACATGGGCGATCCGGATAACGATTTCTTCGAGCTTCGTGCAGATGACCTGCGTGATGAGCGTTCTTACCGTCGCCGCATCCAGGCATCAGCTAAAAAACTGGCGAATAACATTGAGTCAGCAATTGCCAAACAGGCAACTGAAATGGGCTCACTTGTTGTTCACGATACCCGAGCAATTGGTCCATCTACTGGCCTGTCTGGCTGGGATTTTGTGTCTGATGCAGAGCGCCTGATGTTCTCCCGTGAGCTAAACCGCGATATGGGCATCAGTTACTTCCTGAACCCTGACGATTACCGCAAAGCAGGCCGCAACCTGGTAGATGGTGACATCTTCGGGCGCGTTCCTGAAGACACGTATCGCAACGGTACTATTCAGCGTCAGATTGCTGGCTTTGATGAAATTCTTCGCTCACCGAAACTTCCGGCAGTTACCAAGTCAGCCGCTACTGGTGTAACTGTTTCTGGTGCGCAGAAGTTTAAGCCGCAGGCATACACCCTTGATACCGATGGTAACAAAGAGAACGTCGACAACCGTGTTGCAACGGTGACCGTATCCTCCACCACCGGATTTAAGCGCGGCGACAAAATCAGTTTCACTGGTGTGAAATTCCTGTCTCAGATGGCGAAGAACGTGCTGACTGATGATGCGACTTTCTCAATCACCCGTGTGATCGATGGTACTCACATCGAAATCACGCCGAAGCCGATTGCGCTTGATGACGTTTCACTGACAAAAGAAGAGAAGGCTTACGCTAATGTAAACACCTCTCTTGCTGATGCCACCCCGGTAAACGTTCTGAACGTGGCAACAACCACCGCTAACGTGTTCTGGGCTGATGACTCAATCCGCCTGCTATCTCAGCCGATCCCGGTAACCCATGAACTGTTTGCTGGCATGAAAACGTCTTCCTTCAGCATTCCTGGCATTGGTGTTAACGGCATCTTCGCAACGCAGGGTGATATCAACACTCTGTCTGGTAAGTGCCGTATTGCTGTGTGGTATTCAGCATGTGCTGTACGACCAGAGGCAATTGGTGTTGGTCTGCCTAACCAGACTGCGTGATAACCAGAGGGAGCTTCGGCTCCCTTTTTTATCTGGAGACAAACATGACACACATGATCTTTCGTCATGGCGACATGAAGAAGTGGAAAGGCGTTGGATACGACTTTGAAATCGTGAAAGCCGAAGAGCTTCAGGAATATCTGGATGCTGGCTGGTTTGCACATCCCGATGACCTTCTGAAGGATGTTGCAGAGCCAGAGCCAGAGCCAGAAGAAAAACAGAGTAAAAAGCCTGGTCGAAAACCTAAGGCGGCAGCAGATGAACCTGACAACGAAGGGTGATTTAGTCCTTGCAGCATTACGTAAGCTCGGTGTTGCATCAAATGCCACGTTAACCGATGTCGAACCGCAGTCTATGGAAGACGGCGTCAACGACCTTGAAATGATGATGGCTGAATGGCTTGGCGGTGATGTGTCACCTGGTATCAACGTTGGCTACATTTTTGCTGATGCAGATGTCGCTCCGGATCCGGGCGATGAGCACGGTTTATCAAATAACGCTATCAATGCCGTCATTTTCAACCTTGCCTGCCGCATTGCTCCGGATTATGCGCTGGAATCGTCAGCAAAACTTATAACCACTGCCAGATACGGGAAAGAGCGACTCGTCAAACTGTCTGCAATGGACAGAGCAAAAGCCGCTAAATGTAAGTCCGGTTATCCAAACCGTATGCCTGTTGGTAGCGGTAACCAGTTGGCGAAGTGGAACGGTTGGAATTACTTCCACCGAAAGGAACCTTGCGATAACGGGAGCGAATAAATGCCGATTCAGCAACTTCCGCTTATGAAAGGTGTCGGCAAAGACTTTCGAAACGCCGACTATATCGACTATCTGCCAGTGAATATGCTGGCTACGCCCAAAGAAATCCTGAACAGCAGCGGATATCTTCGCTCATTCCCGGGCATTGCCAAACGTTCTGATGTGAATGGTGTATCGCGCGGTGTCGAGTACAACATGGCGCAGAATGCTGTTTATCGCGTTTGCGGTGGCAAGTTGTATAAGGGCGAAAGCGAGGTCGGTGATGTTGCCGGAAGTGGTCGCGTATCAATGGCGCATGGTCGAACATCTCAGGCGGTAGGCGTTAATGGTCAACTGGTCGAGTATCGCTATGATGGCACGGTTAAAACAGTCTCAAACTGGCCTACAGACAGCGGATTCACTCAGTATGAGTTAGGTTCAGTCCGCGACATTACACGCTTACGTGGGCGTTATGCGTGGTCAAAAGACGGCACGGATTCATGGTTTATCACTGACCTTGAAGACGAATCGCATCCTGACCGTTACAGCGCACAATATCGCGCAGAATCGCAGCCGGACGGTATCCTCGGCATCGGAACATGGCGAGACTTCATCGTCTGCTTTGGTTCATCGACGATTGAATATTTTTCCCTGACAGGTGCAACCACTGTTGGTGCCGCTTTGTATGTCGCACAGCCATCGCTGATGGTGCAAAAAGGCATCGCCGGGACTTACTGCAAAACGCCATTCGCTGATTCGTATGCGTTCATCAGCAATCCGGCAACAGGTGCGCCGTCTGTGTATATCATCGGTTCCGGTCAGGTATCACCAATCGCCAGCGCGAGCATTGAGAAAATACTACGCTCCTACACTGCTGATGAACTGGCTGATGGTGTGATGGAATCGCTGCGATTTGATGCGCATGAACTGCTGATTATCCATCTTACGCGTCACGTCCTCGTGTACGACGCATCTTCAAGCGCCAATGGTCCGCAATGGTGTGTACTGAAAACAGGCCTGTATGACGATGTGTACCGCGCTATCGACTTCATTTACGAAGGCAATCAGATAACGTGCGGCGATAAGCTGGAATCGGTTACCGGCAAATTGCAGTTCGATATCAGCAGCCAGTACGACAAACAGCAGGAACACCTGCTGTTTACTCCGTTGTTCAAAGCAGATAACGCCAGAGTTTTCGACCTTGAAGTTGAATCTTCAACTGGCGTTGCGCAGTATGCTGACCGCCTTTTTCTCTCTGCAACCACTGACGGCATCAATTACGGGCGTGAGCAGATGATTGAGCAGAATGAACCGTTCGTTTACGACAAACGCGTTTTGTGGAAGCGAGTAGGGCGCATCAGGAAAAATGTCGGCTTCAAATTGCGCGTTATCACTAAGTCACCTGTCACTCTGTCAGGCTGCCAGATAAGGATTGAGTAATGGTTGATTCATCACTGAATAATCCTGTCGCGGTTCAGGCTACGCGCCTTGATGCTTCAATTTTGCCACGCAATATATTCAGCCAGTCTTACATGCTGTATGTCATAAATCAGGGTGCTGATGTTGGCGCAATTGCCGGGAAGGCAAATCAGGCTGGTCAGGGCGCTTACGATGCTCAGGTGAAAAACGATGAACAGGACGTCGAGCTGGCAGATCACGATGCAAGAATCACCGCAAACACAAAAGCGATAAATCTCCTTGAGGTCAGGTTAACAACCGCCGAAGGGAAGATAGTCGTACTACGTAGCGATGTTGATTACTTGCTGGATGAGGTTATCGATATTCAGGCGCATCTGGTCACTGTTGACCAAAGACTGGATGGCGTAGAAAGCGATGTATCTGACATTAAGAGTGATTACGTATCGAAAACCGTAACCGAATCGCAGTCTCTTGCGTTACCGCTGGATGTAAAAACATCATATTCAGTTGATGGAATTCAGGTTATTGGAGCAAGAAATACCGGATGGACTGCAGCCACAGGTACACCTCTTCTTGGCTCATTCAACGCTAACCAGTCATACACAGTCGGCACTACGTACACACAATCCGAAGTCGCAGCACTCGCTACAGGTTTGCAGCAGGCGCGGCAGCGTATTCTGGCGCTTGAAACGGCACTTAGATTACATGGGCTGATTGACTGATGATTACATTCAAACCAACGCGAAACATCGACCTGATAGAAGCCGTAGGAAATCACCCTGACATTATCGCCGGGAGCAACAACGGTGATGGATACGACTACAAACCTGAATGCCGTTACTTTGAGGTTAACGTGCACGGGCAGTTCGGCGGAATTGTTTACTATCAGGAGATTCAGCCGCTGACCTTTGATTGCCACGCCATGTACCTGCCAGAGATTCGCGGATTCAGCAAGGAAATAGGGCTGGCGTTCTGGCGATACATTCTGACTAACACCACCGTTCAGTGCGTCACATCGTTCGCTGCACGCAAATTCCGCCACGGGCAGATGTACTGCGCAATGATTGGCCTTAAGCGTGTAGGAACCATCAAGAAATACTTCAAAGGCGTGGATGACGTGACATTTTACAGTGCTACACGCGAAGAACTAATCGACTTCCTGAATCACGGGAGATAGCCATGTTATATGCATTTAAGCTGGGCAGAAAACTGCGCGGCGAGGAACCTTATTGCCCTGAAAAAGGCGGGAAAGGTGGCAGCTCTGATAAAAGCGCAAAGTATGCAGCAGAAGCTCAGAAGTATGCCGCAGACCTGCAAAATCAGCAGTGGCAGACGATCATGAAAAACCTTGCTCCGTTCACGCCTCTTGCGGAGCAGTATGTTAACCAGCTTCAGAACCTTTCCAGTTTAGAAGGTCAGGGGCAGGCACTTAATCAGTATTACAACTCTCAGCAGTATAAAGACCTTGCAGGTCAGGCTCGTTACCAGAGTCTTGCTGCTGCGGAGGCGACGGGTGGACTTGGTTCGACAGCCACAAGCAATCAACTGGCTACGATCGCGCCGACACTCGGTCAGTCTTGGTTATCAAATCAGATGAGCAATTACAACAATCTGGCAAACGTTGGGCTTGGTGCGCTGCAAGGTCAGGCAAACGCCGGGCAGACGTACGCCAACAACATGAGCAGCATTGCACAGCAAAGCGCAGCTCTTGCCGCTGCTAATGCCAATAAACCATCAAGTCTTCAGACCGCAATTAGCGGTGGCACGTCTGGTGCGATTGCCGGTGCAGGTCTTGCCAGCCTTTTGGAAACATCAACGCCTTGGGGCGCTGGCATTGGTGCTGGTATCGGATTGCTTGGCTCGTTGTTTTAAGGGGTAATCATGGCTACTTGGCAAGGAACAAACGGCGGATTGTTGGCTGGTATCGGCGGCGTCAACTCAAACGCTCCGAGCGTAAATGACATCGGCAATACGCTTCAGCTTATCAGGCAGAACAATGATATTGAGCGTTCAGGCGCTAACAATGTTGGGCTGACTGCTTTGCAAGGCCTTTCAGGTATTGCGGGGGTGTTTCAGCAGGAAAAGCAGGCTCAGCGGCAGAAAGAATTTCAGCAGGCATACGCTAATGCTTATGCGTCTGGTGATCGCGGTGCTTTGCGTCAGTTAGCTACTGAATATCCAGACCAGATTGAATCCGTTCGTAAAGGCATGGGATTCATTGATGAAGACCAGCGCAATTCCATCGGTACCTTAGCGGCTGGCGCTCGCCTTGCGGCATCGTCTCCAGAAGCGATGCAATCATGGCTGCAAAACAACGCCAAGGAACTGACTCGCGTAGGTGTTGACCCTAATAACGTTGCTCAGATGTATCAGCAGAATCCTTCAGGATTTGGTGAGTTTGTTGATCACCTTGGGATGGCTGCTCTCGGTCCGATTGACTACTTCAATGTTCATGACAAGATGGCTGGTCGTGAGATTGACCGAGGCAGGCTGGCAGAGACAATCCGCAGCAATCGGGCTGGAGAAGCACTTCAGGCGAGAGGGCAAAACCTTTCCTATCAGTCAGCAATGACTGGGCACAATATCGCAGCACAACGCTTGGCTCTGGATCAGCAAGAGTTCGGGTTTAAGATGCAGCAAGCGCAGGAAAAGGCTCAGCAGTTGATTAGCGAAGCACCTAAGCTGTCAGTAAACATGGAAAAAGGCATCGAGACGGCTGTAAACAATGCTACAGCATCATCAAACTCAGCCAATTCTATGAGTGCGCTTGCTCAACAGTTCAGAGCAGAAAAACCAACGACAGGTTTGTTCGGTAACGCACAGAACATGTTCGCAAAACTTACCGGAAGCGATACAACATTGCGTGATTTGCGCATCCGCCAAAATGCCCTTGTTAACAGTCAGGTTCTTAAATTCCTACCTCCAGGCCCCGCAACGGATAAAGACGTTGAGATCGTTCGGCAGGGGGCACCAACTGACATGGATAACCCTGAGACGGTCGCAAGATGGCTTGATGCGATGGCAAACCTTGAGCGACGAAACGCGCAGTTTAATGAGTTTAAAGCCGAGTGGATGAGCGCGAATGGCAATCCAGGACAATCGCGTAATGGCGGTCAGATATTGGGGTTGGATGTTAAAAAAGGTGAATCATTGGGGAGTGCCGTTAAGCGGTATATGTCAATGAATACTGACGCAGCGCCAGCACAAGATTCGACACCTTCAGGAGAACCACGGAATCAGGTTGGATCATATACCTCAAAATCAGGCATTCAATTTACGGTGGAATGATGAAAGTAACTGCAAACGGTAAGACATTTACCTTCCCTGATGGTACGAGCACGGAAGATATTGGCACCGCCATTGATGAGTATTTTGCTGGTCAGGCTGTTCAGCAACAAACAGTTAATCAGGCCAATAATGAACCAGCACGGGAAGAACCATCATTGATGCAACAAGCTGGCGATTGGCTCACTGGTGGTCAAAGTGCAGGGCAAATTGCAGAACAGGCTGGTCGTGGTCTGGTAAACATACCATTTGACGTATTGCAGGGTGGCGCAAGTCTGATTAATGCAATCAGTCAGGGGCTTGGGGGGCCAAAAGTATTGGATGATGTTTATCGTCCAGTAGACAGACCGACAGACCCCTACGCGCAAGCTGGAGAGTCAATAGGCGGTTATCTTGTTCCTGGAGCAGGTGTAGCTGGAAACATGGTCATTGGTTCTCTCGCTGACGCGGCGAATCAACGGGGTGATTTTGCCGAAAATGCCGCTATTAATGCCGGACTTAACATTGCTACGCATGGCCTGATAAATGGCGTTACCCGTGGTGTTCGTGGTGCATCAAATATAATTAGTGGCAATAAAACATCTGCACAGAGAGCGACCACTGCGCCAACAGAAACATCACCATTCTCAGGTGATGCCGCTGCAGCAACAAATCCTGAGATTCATGCCGCAGAGGCAAGAGTAGCACAAGGTGTACCAATGATGCCTGCGACGAGGAACCCAGAGGAAGTCGTTCGCACAGTAGCAGCACAAAAAAGGCCAAATCTCGCTTCATCGCTTGATGAACTAGATATCAATCCTCAGGCTGAAGTTCTGGAGTCTGCTGAAAGGCTTAATGTTGATTCATTACTCCCTTCACACTTTTCCGGGAACGAGCAATACAAGGCAGTTGAGCAAGCAATCAAGTCCCGTGCGGGTTCTGCTCTACAGGTGCAGGAAAATGAAGCAATCAGGCAGCTAGCACAGGGCGCGGGGGAGATAATTGATCGCGTTTCCGGTGCAAAAGATGCTCTTGGTATGAGCGACAAGTTTATTGATACGGTCAATGGAAGAATGTCTGCGCTGATGAAACGAAGCGACCAGCTTTATCGCAATGTTGAAAAGGCGATGCCTGCAGGTGCAAAAATTGATGCGCCATCAACAAGGTCAATGCTCAAACAGGTGGCAGAAGATCTTGGCGGGATGAAAAACCTTGACCCTATTGAAAAGAGAGTCTTTCGGGCAGTTAATCCAGGCAAGAACGGCGCATTAACTTATGCAAATCTCAATAAGCAACGACGACTTGTTGGTGATGCACTTCATAAGAATTCTGGACCATATAAAGATGCTGATCGCGCTGCTTTATCGAGGCTTTACGGTTCGCTCGCCGATGATCAAAAGGCGGCGCTGTCAGAGACAAATGCATTACGTGATTTTGAAGTTGCTCAGAGGCTTGTTCAGATGCGAAAAAGCATGGAAGAGCAAATGATTAATCTAACTGGCAGAACGCTGAACGGTGATGTTTCTCGCAAAGCAACTACAGCACTACAGGCAATGTCGAAAGGCGATGCCAAAGGATTTCGTGAATTGATGCAAAACACGCCGTCCAGGAAGCTAAGAACCGAGCTACTGGGAACAGGTCTTCGGGATATGCTTTCGAACGGAAAACGTGGCGCTGATTTTAATCCTGCAGGGTTTGCTGACTGGTATCAAAACATGTTAGCAAACGGGCAGATGCGCAATCTTGCCCGACATTTACCAAAAGAGACTATGTCAGGTCTGAACGATGTATATAAGGTCGCAAAGGCTATCAAAGACGCAAAATCTTACGAGATAACTACAGGAAGACTAAACGAGTTCGTCAAACGGTTTAATCGCGTCACTGCGGCAAATGAATTTGTTGCTAACCATGCCCAACGCATTGGCACTGCGGTTGGTTCAACTGTGTCAGGACCGTTCAGTGCAGTAGGTGCTGTTGCTGGGTCAGAAATTGGGGCAAAAGTCGCCAGCAAAATCAGGGTGATGGGCGGCGCTGCATCAATGGAATCTGCAGAAAAGCTAATTAGCTCACCAGAATTCCAGAAAGCAGCAAGGCTGGCAGTAAAACAAGCACCAGAAAGCATCGTTGATACAACTGTAAGACGCTCTTCTGCTTGGCGCTCGTTTTACAACTCACTTCCAGAATCAGATAAGAAAACCATATCAAGGCTAGGCATCATGTACTGGATGAACAGTGATGATAACCAGAAGTAACGGAAAGCCACGGATGGTTAGTTGCAGTCTTTTTTATATAAATCTCTGTCCATAAATCCTCCTGTTTACCAAAACTATATCAAACTTTAACGCAATGCTGCGCAACTTAAGTGACTGTCAGGTTGATAACAGACACTCTTTTTTGCATGATTCCTTTAGACCATCACAATTGATGAAGAATCATGAAAAGAAGAACTCTTCTAAAGTCTTTGCTCGGCCTGACGTCACTCTTACCAGTTAAGTTTGCAGCATCTCAAAACCTGCAAGGTAAAAGTATAATGTCAGACATTACACCCAATGTTGTAGTGAGTATGCCTTCGCAACTCTTCACTATGGCTCGTTCTTTTAAAGCCGTAGCTAATGGAAAGATTTATATCGGGAAAATTGACACTGACCCGGTAAACACTGAAAACCAGATTCAGGTTTATGTAGAGAACGAAGATGGTTCTCACGTTCCTGTTTCGCAACCAATCATCATTAACGCTGCTGGATATCCGGTATATAACGGACAGATTGCCAAATTCGTAACCGTGCAAGGCCATTCTATGGCTGTTTATGATGCGTATGGTGCGCAGCAGTTCTATTTTTCGAATGTGCTGAAGTATGACCCTGACCAACTCAGGCAAGATCTTGCATCTCAAGGAGGTGTTAATCTGGTAAACGGAGCTATCTCACAGGAAGATCTTGTTTTGCAGTCGATCACAAAAATTCCAAGTTATGATAATTCTAACGTAGTCCAGGCGTGGCGCGATAGTGTTGCGACCTACGGGTATGTTTACTTCTCTAATCATTCAAAAAATCAGATGGTGTACACCGTACCGTCTACAGCTGCTAACGCTTCTTTCCTTGCGAACAGTAAAGTAATCATTGATAAAAATGTCACCCTGAGATTCGACAGTGATCTGTACTCACTGTTTAAATCGTTGCAGTACGAGGGGGAGGGTACGTTTGAATTTACGCACCTGAACTTTAAAGCAACCGGTGGAGAAGTGGATTATCTGGCTAAGCAGGCCATCCTCAACCGAAACCCTATTCGCATGAAGCGAGTGGAATGGTCAGATTGTAAAGTTTATTCCATAAATGGTGACACGTTCTTCTATGAAGGTGAAGTCACCATATCCTCAGATAGCGCAGCTATCTTCCCCTTAACTACTGACCGTACAACAGGCCTGTTCGCACCAATAGATATTGGAGAGCATATTTCTGCACATATTCGTATGGAATCTCAGGCCGCCTCAGAAGTTGGGATTGTTCTGCGATGCTCTGGTGGTTGGATGATGTTCTATGGGGCACCAGGTGCTACACAGTGGTCTTATAGACAGAAACCAATTGGTGGTCCAGTAGCAGAAGGAACTCCATTCCCGCTGCCAGGAGGTTTACTGTCGTACGCCCCGGGCAAAGCAACCGTTGGCGTATCACTGCAAGGTAAAAACTGGGCGCAGATAACGATGAATGGCGTTGGGATACGTTTGCCCTTTGATACTGCTGATGTAGGGGATGTATACGAAGTTGGGTTTGTTGCACTGACCACGGCATCTGGAGGTTCTGCGCGTGTAACTGGATTATGCAGCTACACCTCTGATAATGGCGTGCACGGTAAGCCTCCACTTAATATCCTTATCCACGGTGATAGTACAGCTGAGGATTTCATTTCCGCGTTCAGCTCGTACATTCCGCAATTAATGGATGGAGCGAACGGCCACCGTTCACATAGCATTGTAAACAAGGCAGTTGCCGGACAGACAATGAGGCAACAGTTAGATCTCCTGAAGGCTCAGGGGCCGGGTGATGCTTACATCGTTATTATGGTTGCCGGAACTAACGAAGGGCAGGCAAACCAAAACGGCGATTATATGGCGTCATTGATAGATGAGTTTGTCTTATATTGCAATGGCCTTGGTCGTATCCCTGTTTGGGTTGAGCCGTGGATGTGGTATAGCCAGTCATTTATTGGAGGGGCTGGCCAGCCATCTTCTAACTACGACGGTGTCGCAGAGTTGCGAGAAGCTGGTAAACGCCAGATGATGAAATATGGCAATAACGTCATTTGTGTAACAACAACTCACCAGCTCCCGGCCCCATATCCAGAGTATTTCAATACGCAATACGACCCACTTCTGCGTGATGACATTCACCAAAGCCAGTTAGGGTATCGTCTGTATGCGGAAATTATCTGCTCTGCCATTATCGACTGGTGGTCGCGTGTTGATTACACGCCAAGAGCAGCTGTTCAATGGTGGGCTGGAACAAACGTAACAGTACAGGCACCGTCAAGTTTAACTGCCAATTCAATTAATATTAAACTGGCAGCCACTTCATTTGCGAATGGTAATACTGTTCTAACGCTGCCAAGGTGGTGTAGACCAACAGTAACAAAAAATGTCCCTGTACCGTTCACTGCTGATGGAATATCTTACGGTATGGCGATGGCAACAATAAGCGCATCAACCGGGTCGATAACAATTAATGGATCTACTACAGCCTCACCAATATTTTACATTGATGCTTCCTGGTAGAAAAAGGCCGCAATGCGGCCATCTTTTACTTCACATGTTTATTAATCTCTCTCATCCAAACGGCATAGCCATTTTTATTTAAATGCACTCCATCATCAAAGTACAATTCAGATTTTTTATCAGATAAAAAATCTGCAGGAACTTCTATTATATTGCAGTTAACTATGCGACTACATGTTCTATCAATAATAGAGTTAATCATGCTTATTCTTGAATTGACATGGTCTACGTCTTTTCTTGCCCCGCTTATGATTGGCAAAACTTTTAATGCATAAATATTATCAACCTTTGATACACTCTTAAGCAGTTTGTCATAATCATCAAATATTTCCTCTTCGGTTTTCGCACCCATCGCATCGTTAACTCCACCTTCAATTATCGCAGCTTTATATCCAGACGCCCCATAATTTTCTGATAGAGTTAGGATCTGATGTATAGAGTATCCTCCGACCCCCATATTAACATATTTAAAGTTTAACCCATATGGTGACATTCCTTGTATGAGCGAGTCGCCATAAACCACAATGTCGCCGTCAGCTTGATTAGCATTCATTTTTTTAAAATCTAGCATCACAGCCTGAAAGTCGTTAACTTTTTTTTGAGATAAATAATTTCTAATTGAACGAACAGACAATACTATAATAACTATTGCAATCAGAATAAACAGCATTGCCAAATATTTATTTGCTTGAGACTTTCTATTTGTTTGTTTTGACTTCATTGCATTTTCCTTTTAATAAGGTTTAAGGTTAAAAATATATTTACGCTTCAAATCAACGAATTGAGAAAATTATTCAGCCAACCACTAACTAGACTTGCAATCTAATCTTATATATGATCTGAGTAAGAGTGTAAAAATCCGCTTAATCCTTCTTAAGTAAAAATCGGAAAAAGAAAATTTACCGCTATTTAAATTTTTAAAAATAATACTTGAAATTAAAAGGCTAGATATTATGAAAAATAAATCAAACCCATTGAACTCTCCAGAAAATGCGCTTGGGAAAGCGTGAAACATCACAACAGCGACTGCTCTTAAACCATCTATACCAGCTCTATACTTTATCATTTTTATTGTCCAATTCATCTACAGTGAAAGAGCAAAGAAAAACAATGCAATATATCTCATGTGACTACCCCTAAAATAAATTTAATGATAATAACATCATGAGGATAAATTTAGAAGTGGGAAGATCGGAAATGCTCATTGAGCAGCAGAAAAAATATCACTGACTCTGTATACACATACAGTATTTTTTGTCTGTTATTGATCATTGGATACTTGAGCCTAGCGTAAAAGTAATATGAATGATACAGTATGCTTATATAATTGATTTTTGCTCTCGGTGTAAGTTCGGATTGTATTATATAACCAGAAAATATCCCCAGAACTAAGCTGGGGATTCATGTCATATGTCAGCTTGCTAGTGCGATCTTCCTAAGCCTGTGACCTATATTTATAGATGGTTTTTCAATTACCTTATAAGAAATAGTTGCTAGTGCGATCGTAGCTAATAGGTATAAAACAAAAATAATAAAATTAAAATCTGTGTCCATGTCTATACTGACAGATACAATCTCTAAAAAGAATGGGTGAATCAAGTATACAGAGTAACTTATCGATCCCAGGAAAACCAATAATCCTACATTCAATTTTACCCGTGTAGTGAGCAATAGCGTCAATACTATGCCTGTAAGATAGCTAGCAATATAGGAGGAAGCATTTTCCCCATGCCCATAGTCTTTATTGTAGGACATTAAGCAAATCGGAGCAATCGCCACTAGGAATGTTATTAAAAATACAATGCACATATTTCTTTCTGATCTCGATGCAATCCCAATGCTCACTGAACGCCATAAGCTACCAAAGAACATTAATGACATAGCTAGCGGTATTGCCACAGGAACTTTTTTATCAAGAACGAATCTCACGTATGAGAAAGCAAGAGCGGTTGCAATAAGTCCTATAGAAATTAAAAATAAAGAAACCTTACTCTTTAATAAATTTACTTTGAAAAGAAACGCACAGGAAGCATAGAAGAACAACTCAATTATTAGCGTCCAATAAACACCAAACATATCTGGAGATCTCAGTAAAGATTGAAGCATGGTAATATTAGACAACAGAGTTCTTATATCAAGTGGTCTATGAGTTACAAACAAAAAAGTAAAGGCCGCCAGAAATACTGAAAACCAGTAAGCGGGATATAGTCTAAAAAACCTTGATATAATGAACCCGGATATCGCTCTTTTCCCTTCCTTTAGGCTGTAAGGTATTACCATGCCACTTAACACAAAGAAGCAAACAACACCAACCTGACCAAAGTTAACATGCTTAAATAAAAAACTGTTATGCAATGGTGTTCGCTCTATGAAATGTGCACATGCAACCATCAGGGCTGCAAGTCCACGCAAAGAGTCTAGGAATTCTAGACGATTTCCATTTCTTATAGACATTAAAGATACCTAAGTTAAGTGTAGTAATAGGATTAATTTTAACAGCATGATTCTGTTGATCAATGGATAAGCAGCGTGTTTTGAAGTTGATCTGATTTTTACTATGATTATATTGTGTTCTCGCACAGTATTTTATCGTAAGTGCACTATGGGCTTCTATCTCCAGCAGCAGAACTAGTTGAAGATAGTGTGTCAATCGACAAGAGCCTTATTGCTCCAATCTCAGTCACGTACATGATGATATCCGTCAGGTCATTATCAACGAAGAGTGTTATGGTTAGTTTGATTATTGTGCGGTGATGTGAGAAAAACTTAGAAAAACAAAGTCTTGCACTGGATTGCAAGGCTTTGCGCTATTCGATTGTGGTTGAGGCTGATCACTTCACCTTTTCATCAAGCCAATCCGCCCACCACTGCATCATTTCTCTGCGCTTATCGAGATACTGAGCGTGGTTGTAAATCCCGCGCACAGATCCGCCGTTGGCATGTGCCAGTTGCACTTCAATAGCGTCAGCAGGCCATTCGTGCTCGTTCATAATCGTGCTGAATTCATGCCTGAATCCGTGACCGCTTTCCAGACCTTCATAGCCGATTTGTTTGATCACAAGCAGTACAGCGTTCTGGCAAATTGGCTTCTTCTTATCGTTGCGCCCGGCAAAAACAAACTCTGACACTGGTTTAGTGATTGAGCTTAGCGTAGTGAGAAGTTCAATCACCTGGTCTGACATAGGAACCACATGAATTTTTCGACCCTTCATCACACTGGCGTCGATGGTGATAATCCTGTTTTCAAAATCGACGTTCTTCCATAGCATGGAGCGAAGCTCTTTCGTTCTTAGGGCTGTGTAGCGCAAAACTTTAGTCGCAATGAGCGATACGATGCTCCCTGAAAATGTTGCCAGTGCTTTGTTGAATGCAGGGATCTGGTCTGCAGGAAGAAACGGGAAGTTCTTCTTGCGGTATCCCTTCATGGCGTCAGCAAGGTCAGGTGCCGGGTTATATTTAGCCCTACCAGTGACAATAGCGTAACGGAAAACCTCGCCGCATCTTCTGCGGGCTTTATTTGCTCGCTCCATTGCACCGCGATCTTCAAATCTGCGGATTACTTCCAGTAGTTGCATCGGCTCAATATCCTGAATTTCAAGACCGCCGATGATGGGTAAAATGTCGTCATCAAACATTTTTGCAAGTTCATTTGCATAGCCCTGACCAGACTTGCTTCTTGTGCTCGTACCATTCCTTGTAAATGGCGCTAAAGGAATTGTTGTTAGACGAAGCCTTTTTCGCCTTTACCGGATCGATGCCAACCGAGATGTCTTTCCTCGCAGTCCATGCTTTATCCCTTGCCTCTTGCAAAGTCATAAGCGGATATTTTCCGACGGTCAGGATTTTCTCCTTACCGTCAATCTTGTAGCGAAGCTGCCATACCTTTTTCCCTGACACAGGGACATAAAGGTACAGGCCATTACCATCGAGTAGGCGGTATGGTTTTTCTTTCGGCTTTGCTGCTTCAATCTGCTTAACGGTGAGCAT